CAATGTTCCTGGAATAAAAACTGGAAATGCATTTACTGCAACTGGCATCGATAAAAATGCAATCGCTGAAAGTTTAAAAATGTTTTTCATTGTTGTTCCTCTATTAGTTGAAAATTCTGCCCCATCCATCGGACCCGGTAGGTGCCCAACGATGCTTAAGAACTGCTTTGGTATAAATGGTTTTCTTACCATTTGTTACTGGACCAGTATAGTTATCATTTAACGAACCATAAGGATCGTTGACAAAGTATCCTTTACCGTCTGGTGTCTTACCGATTACAACACACATATGCCCACCAGTAGGTGCAGAAAGAGAACCCCTGTGAAGAATACCAATAACAACGGGTTTCCCAGCATCAAGACTCTTATCAATATCAGAAAAAGAAAGATTGTAACTAAAGTGTGACTTAACACCATAACCTTGTAGAACCTTGGTTTGAACTGAGTGATCAGTTGTGTCACCAATGGCAAATACTTTCTTAACATATTCATCATCACCTTTGATGCTTCCTGGTTTTAGGAAAGCAAGACACATAGCACACGATGAAGAGTTGCAAGTTCTATGTGCATCTCTATAGTTGTCTACTTGATTGAAATATGGAACCGCCAATACTGATGGTGTTGGTGGTTTTGTTCTGAACATTCCTATCCACTCTGTTTCAGAATCATCAAGGAATTCAGCAGGAAGGTTATCCTCTAACCATTGAACTGCTGCTACATGGTTTGAATTCTCATCATCATAAAACTTAAAAAAGTTATGAAGATCTAAAGTCATTTTCTTCTCCTATGAACTCTAATGAATAAATGTCATGATCAGAAATATCTGGATTCAACCATTCACTAAATTCTGATTGAATCGCATGAGCATCTTCATAGTCCTTTTTTTCACAGAGAGAATGAATACGATCAACTGCCCAATCATGTGATGTCCGAAGGGTCTGTTCCAAGGTAACCATCAAAATAATCCTTCCTAAAATATCTGGAGAGTATGTTACTATTATAGTACGCAGGAACCCCAGAGTCAAGTGCTTCGGTCAGTACATTATTTAGGAAAAGCTGTCTTGTTTCTTCAAAATTACATTTACCCTTGGTTTTATGTAAGGATATTATTTTTCTTTCAAAACATTCTTTACCGTATTTTATTACATCTTCTTTAAGTTCCGGACAAGATCCATAATATTTTTTCCAATCTGATTCTTGCTTAGACTTTCTTTTCTTACCAGGAGGAGTTCTGAACGACCAAAAGTACTTGCGTCCTATGTAACTTCTACCGGTGATCTTAGAGTAAATATGATATACAAATCCAAAATAATCTTCTATATGATCAGACTCAAATATTTCCCCATTGAATCTCCATGGATTCTCATAACTCATATAATAATCTTATAGAGCTATTATTTATCTTCAACCGGAACAAACCTAGTCTATACAAAAAAAGGGGACTTGTCAAGCCCCCTGAAGAATTATTTTATTATCTGTTCATTTGTCTCTCTTTATAATTATCAAGTTCTTTCTTTCTTTGTTCTGGAGTTTTCTTTTTCTGCTTCTCATCATATGCCTTAACAGCATCTAAATGTGCTTGGTCAGGCTTTCCTTTTGACTTAGCATAGACATTCATAGGACCAGAAGCAGGACGACCTCTTGGATCCATACGAGCTTCAACAATATTACCAATGGTCTCAGCGTCCAATTCCATCATGACATAATGCGCTTCGTCTACGGTGTCTACGTGCCCGTTGTCAAAGAGATACTCAAGCACGAGGTCATAAGCATCCTCATACTGATAAGAAAAAAGTATATCCTCTTTTTTGCGGGGCTTACCATCACCTTCTCTAGTGCTATATCCACCTGCTGGTGCTGCTGATGTTGATGCCGATGGATTTGGAGTGATTGGTTTTGGTGTAGCAGCTGTGGTTTTTGAGAATGATGTAGCGGAGTCTGGTGCTTTAGTGCTGCCAGCAGCATTAGTTGCTTGGAGACTATTTACTGGTTTGAATGAACCTACACTAGAAGTTGCTGCTGGAGTTTTAGGAGTAAATGCTGATGGTTTTGATGCTGCAGCAGTTGCCTGTGATAATGTAGAAGTTGATGCTGCTTTTGGTGCAGGAGCAGGAAGACTTGATTTCATATCCTTCATAAGAGGATTAGTTGTTGCACTAGTTCCTCTTGTGCGATCTCTTTCTGCCTTTGCAGCAGCAAGTTTTGGATTTGCCTTTGCCCACTGGTCCATCGCAGAACCTGCTGGTTTTGATGGAAGTGTTTTGGCGGAAGTTGATGCAGATGGTGTAAATTTTTTAGCACCAGAGGCATCATAAGTTACATTACCTTTTTGCCCACCAAGAGTTGCTGCATATTGTTTTCCTGCTGTTACAGTTCCACCTTTACCACCAGCGGCGGCAACAGTTTCTGGTTTAGCAGCTGCACCGTTTTGGTCCTGTCTTTGTTCTGGTGGTTTTTGTGTTTCTTTTTTACCAGCACGTATTTCGTTCCAAGCATTCCCAAATGCCCTATTCGTCTGTTGGGTTTGTGCAAAACTCATTGGTTTTGCTGTTGGTTTTTTAACTGAGTCTAAACCAGTCTTAATAAGACTACTGGCATCCCCAGATCCGGGATTAAGGTTTAATGGTATAGTTGGTGAAGTTGGTTTGTTACCAAATGCTTGGTTAGTCAATCCCCGTTTAATCTTATCATTAAGATCTTCATTCAACTGCTCTTGCTCAGAAGCAGCAATACTTTCATATAAATTCCCAATCTCATTCAATTTGCTAAAAGAAAGAGTCATCTTGCTAATACGTTTTACTTTCTTTTATTTATAAAAAAAGAGGATCCGAAGATCCTCTGTGTCAAAGTTTTATAAATCTACCATTAGAATCTCGTGGTAATGGTGTTCTTTTTCTTTCTGCCCAAACTTTTTTCATAGACTCACGTTTTCTTTCAATTTCTTCTGGAGTTTGTTTTCCAGGTCTTCCTTTTCTGTGAGATGAATTGGAACACTTCTCCCTTATCTCAGGTGTTCTTTGATATGGAGTATATAATGACTTATATTGTTTTGGTGGAGTATCCCCACCATCAGTTTTATTTTCTAATATTCCAGTCCCATTATTCAATCTTCCCCATTTTTCTATCAAGTTAATTTCTTCAAGTAAAGCAGTTTTTTCATCGACATCTTTTAGAGAAAAAATAACTCTTTCTGGGGAAGGGACCTGCACACTATGAGATTTATGTTTCCATCTATTATCCTTTCCCTTACCAACATAGTAAGGAGTTCCATCTTCTTTTAGGTAAACATAAACATAATAGTTCATAATTGGAATCCTGAAAAAGTATCTTTAGTGACATCTTGCTTGATTCCACCAATTACATAAGACTCAACTTCAGTTTCCTGAGGTGCGACCTGTACTCCTTTTGATTCTATCCAATGAGATGTCCAAGGAAGTGGATTGTTCTTTGCCGGAACATCATAAAGTGGTTTAAGACCAAGTGCTCTCATTCTACGATTTGCAATCCATTCAACATATTGCTGAAGAAGTTTATCATTCAGTCCAATCATAGAACCATCCTTGAACAGATACTCTGCCCAAAGTTTCTCTTGATTTACGGCACTCTCAAAGGTCTTGTAGACCCACTGCTCTTCTTCTTTGGCAATTCTTTGCATTTCAGGGTCATCACCCTCCTTCCACTTATTGAGGATGTTCTGAGTGATGACTAGGTGCTGATTCTCATCACGTGCAATCAATCCAATGATCTTTGCACTTCCTTCCATAAGTTTGAGTTCGCCAAATGCAAAACTACAAGCGAAGCTGACATAAAAGCGAATACCTTCAAGAATATTAACGTTTGCAACTGCTCTGAACAATTTGCGTTTGAGTTCATATCTTTCTGCCTGTGCGTAAGGAACTGATTCTTGAGCGTGTTTCCAAAGTTCAGAAGTTCCATAATGTTGAGCACTATTGATAAAATCGTTATATGCTTCGGTTACACTAACTGCACGTTCGAGAATTCTTTCATCTCTAAGAATAGTATCAAACACATCCGAAGGATCTGAATATACATTTTTGATGATATAGGTATAGGATCGTGAGTGAATCATCTCCATAAACTCCCACACTTTCATACACGCTTCCAGTTCAGGAAGAGAACAGTAGGGAGCAAATGCCATTCCAGGTCCACGACCTTGAACGCTATCAAGCATAACTTGATATTTTAGGTTAGAAGTAAAAATATGCTTTTGTTCAGGACGAAGAGATTGATAATCTCCACGATCTTTCTGTAAGGAAACCTCCTCGGGTCTCCAGAAGTATCCCAGTTGTTGAGTTGTCAGTTTTTCAAAGATTGGGTATTTGTAAGAATCGTACCTCTGAATGCCCAGGGGTTGACCAAAAAACATTGGTTGCTTTTTGGTATCTACCTCCTGAGAGTTAAAAACGGTCATTTGATTAACCACTTCTTTCTCCGTGCTGTTTGTTTTAAATCTTACAAGACTCACAATCTTCTTCCTCTGAATTCAAAATGTTGTTAATTAAGTCATCAACAGATGGTTTGGATTCCTCCGATTCATCTGTCTTAATATCATAAGTATTCTGGTAGTAGGATGTCTTCCACCCGTACTTATATGTAGTCAAAAGATCCTGTGCCATTACGCTAACAGGAACTTCATTATTGGGATAATTCTCCGGATTATAGGACCAGTTTCCAGAAATCGCTTGATCGAAGAACTTTTGCATAACTGCAACAATATTAATATACCCACGATTGCTAGGCATATCCCAAAGAAGCGTGTAATTGTTCTTAAGTGTGTGAAACTGTGGAACAATTTGCTTGAGAGGTCCTTTCTTGGACTTCTTAACGGACAGGTATCCACGAGGAGGTTCGATTCCGTTTGTTGCATTTGACACAACGGAACT